CAGGTTTGGTGCCTTCAGCATCGTTGTTAGCAGAGCTAGAAGCGCCAGGATCGTAGGAGGTGCCGCCACCACCAGAGAAACCAGCGTTAGGCTCGTTGAAGAATGCTTCGTCGTAGCCAGATGCTGCGGGGTTACGCTCGCTACCATAGTTGGTACGCATTGCGAAGATGAGTCCAGTAGGACCAGTCATGGGTTGAACGCCTGCGATATCGTAAGCGATCAGTTGAGGCATGGAGCGACGAATCAAGCTGATGAGTACAGGGTCGAAACCTGCAACAGGACCAGTTGCTGTGTCGCCACCAGTGTAACCAGTGGTTTGAAGAGTTTCAGAAAGAATCTGACCTTCTTCGATTTGTGCTTTTTCTTGGTTTTCGAGGAGTTGTGCAACGACGCCGCGCTTATGAGAATCTGCAATCTCGGGGAGTGCATCGTGATTCAGAACGGGTGCCCACTTCTCCTGGAGGTTCTTAATAGACATTTGTTTCTCCGAAAGTTAAGTAGATAAAGTTAACAATTATTTAGACCAACGTGCGATTGCGTCAACGTACTTCGACATTGCGCCACTCGTGGTTTCTTCTACAAGGGGTTCCGATGCTTCTTCGGTGGGTTCGCTTACAGATTCTGCAAGTTCGGCCTTTCTAGTGAAGTAGGATTCCTTGATAGTTTCGACCTTATTTCTAAAGTCTTCTTCAGTTTCAAACTCAACACCCTCTGCCAAAGAAGCGAGCTTCTCCTTTTGAGTCTCTGCGAGACCTGCGGCACATTCGTTCACAATTTCCATCTTTACAAACTCACCAATACGCTTGTTCAGAGCGACGTTGGTGTCGATTTGCTCGTTGAGTTTAGCTTCCATATCATCAAGTTCGCCTGCCATTCCATCAAGCAGGTTGAACTTCTCCTCGGGAACACTGAAATTGTGCTCCATGAAGAGATTCTTGAGGCCAGAGAAGAACGATTCTGCAATTTCAGTCTTAATACCGTGCTCAATCTGGAGGGCATTTTCCTTCATCCAGGTTTCAGCAACGTAAGACAAGTAATCGTCTACTTTCTCGGCCAATTCTGTTTGAATCTTCTCGACTTCTTCAGTCAGAGTAGCTTCAAATGCTTCTTGCAACGCGCCAACTTCGGCGTTAACCTTAGCGGTTACTACTGCTTCAAAGATTGTTGCAGCACGCTCTCTGAATTCTTCTGAGAGTTCTTCACCAGCGACAAGAGCGTCAACATCTTGAGTAAAGTCGTATTTGGTTTCAGCGATTGTTTCTTCGCCATCTTCCTCTACGTCCTCCATTTTTGCAGATGCATCGCTAGGTTTGGTGGAAGGAACAGGTGCCTTGCCTACTGACTTTGCAGCAGAAGCGCCAGCATTCTTTGTACCTTTTGCACCTTCTTCAGAATCGGTGGTTACGTCAACTACCTTAGGTGCGCCGCCTTTCGAGGTGTCAATTTTTTCACCAGGCTTTGCATTCTTGGTAACAGCGTTAGAGCCTTCGTCCACTTGCTCCATGTTATCTAACTCTTTATCGAGGGTCTCAGACATTTGATATTCTCCGTTAAGCATTAGCGTTGTATATGTTTATTTATAAATCACAAACCCTTTAAAAACGTCTCAAACGCGGAAATTTTGCGCTCTTGAATATTAATAAGGGTTGCTTGGTCGATTTCCTTTTTCATTTCTGCTACTGCAGACTCTTTAAGGATTCCATTATCCCAGACCCACTCTTTACCTTCCATAATTCCATCGACAAATGCGTCGGGAGCAGAAGGATCTGCTACGATATCAGCAGCAGTAGCGAGCATGAAATCATCCATGACAACGTTACAGTTTTCTTCCTTTCGGATAGAACCCATGCCTCTGGACGAAACGCCCAGTTTGACACCCTCGTCAAGGAGGTTTTTAGCAATCTGACCCATGGGAGTGTCGAGTAACTTTGCCTTACCGATAAAGTTATTTCCGTCTTCCCTAAGGGACAGGATTTTGTGGGATACTCTATCTAGGTTGATAGAGGGACCATCGGGGTGACCTAATTCTCCAAGGGCACGCCCCTTTTGAATATAGTTTTCATCGTATTTAGCAACTTCACGCGCTAAAGTTTTCTGAGGATACATCCTGTTATTACGGTTTTTGATTTCCGATTGCAGGAAGACACCTTCAATGAAGTAATTTTTCTTGCCTTCGTTTTCTTCACAAAGAAAATCGACGGCGGTAATTTCTTCAGCTATCAGTCTCATCTGTTTGTACCTCGGGTTCTTGTTCGGCGGTAGGTTGCTCTACTTCATCAGCAGGAGGGTCTTCTGGTTTGCGACCATCAACTTCTACAGTTTCAGGTTCTTCAGTTCCGTCAGGAAGTGTATCTGCAATTTCATCTGCAGCATCCTGAGCGGTATCATCTAAATCAAAACCCATACTTTTTGCAAATTCAAGTTTTCGTGCTTGAATAGCATCATATGTTGCAGCACCCAAAGCATCATTGATGTCATCCATCGCAGATGCTTTATCGTCTCCAAAGATTTTATTTACAATTTGTTTTGCAATTTCACTAGGCATAATGAATTTCCCACTGTAGTATTATTTAGTTGATTTAAATTTCACCCCTTTTAGCATCTCCCGCGTCCACTTCTGGTGCGGGTTCTACTGCTGCACCTGCTTCGGGGGCAACGCCAGTATCCATAGCAGGATCCATTTCCGCATTAGGATCAACAATAAGACCTGCTTCCATTTCAGATTTGATTTGTTTGTCAATTTCTTTAATCTCCTGTTCTGTTTGCTTCAGAACCTGACGACGCATGTAATCAATACTAAAGTATTTCCCGACGTATGGGTCCATAGTGTTAATTTGATTCATACGCTCATTACGAATTTCAATCTCTTTGAGTTCAGTGAAATAATTATCAGCAATAAAATCAAATTGAATGTGCTCTTTCATTGTATCCCATTCTTCAATGGAGATAACACCTTTAAGAACTAATTGAGTTTTAAGTAAATCTGTAAACAGTTCGGAGAATCTCTTGCGGAGACGTGCAATGAACTTCTGGAACTTAACTTCGTCACGAGTAATTTCAGCAGCACGACCAATATTAAAAGTCGTTTCTGTTTCTAAACGAGATGAAGGAACGTTTAGTGCTTTGTAGAGTTTCTTTTGGAAGTATTTGACATCCTCAAGTTCTCCAAGATTTTGTCCACCTGGGAGCGTAGAGATCTCAGTTCCTCTACCGCCTTCCCTTCTGGGTAACCAGAAGTCTTCAAGCATCGACATGAATTTTTTGTCGTCTTTGATTTCGCCTGTGTTTGCATCATATACAAGTTTATTTCTATAGCGTCCCATAACTTCACGGAGATATTGCTCCGCTTTGTTCTTGGGAAGATTGCCAACATCAATGTAGAAGATTCTACGCTCAGGTGCTCTACTCAAACGGTAGATAACCAGAGAATCTTCAATCATTCTCAGTTGGTTGACTGCCTTAATCGCCTTGTGCAGGTGACTAAGAGTCATGTTTTTATTCAGGTCTTGAATACCCGAATGACAATATGTGATAGAATCAGGAGCAATTTTCATGCCCTGATTAGTAGAATTCTTTAGACCCTTGGGGTTATACAGAAAATATTCTGCAGACTTTCTTGTTAACTGAGTATTGATATCAGCACCCCTAAGTTCTTCAGGACGCTTATTTTCATATTCAGTTACCTTGCGAATCTTGCGAGGGTCAATGTATCGCAGTTCTGCAAGACCAGCACGAGGATTTTTTGGGTCGATTACTTTATGATAAAAAAGTCTTCCGTCAACATACCATCTACGGAAGATTTCATAGGAACGATTTTCAAAATCCAGGAGACGAAGAACTTCTGAAAATTCTTCCCGCATTAATTTTTTAATTTTATCCGACGCCTTCAGGTTGGAAAGTTCCAACTCAACAGGTACATCATCAAAGTTTCCACAAATAGTTTCATTGACAATATCATCAACTGCACTATCACACTCTGGTTGTAGAACCATTTCCCTGTAACGGGTAATCAGTTCATAGTCATTACGAATTGTTCCATCAAAATCGACAGAATATCCGTAGTATCCGCCACCCACTACAGGTTGCGAACCATCCATATTATCTTTCTGAACAAAAGAAGGTCCCTTGGGGACCTTCTTCGCTCTTTCAAGTGAAAATCCGAAGAGCTGATTTGACATTATGTTATTCGTTTATTGTCCCGAGACTATTTATGCGTCAGCGGTATAGGGGGTCCAGTATTGAGTCTGCAGTTCTACAGTAAACTCTTCGATTGCGTCATTGCTACCGAAGTCAAGGTCAATCGCAGCAATGTTGCTGGGGAAGACGTTGTAGAATTTGTAAGACTTCAGAATCTTAGGTGCATCACCATCCTTGAGGTCACGCGCTAACTGGTGAACAATCATGTCAGCGAAGTAACCAGTTGCATCATCCTCATCACCAAGGGTGCCTGCGGATGTAAAGTTCTCGTTATACGCTTGGATTGCTGCTGCCCATGTTTCAAATGCGCTACGCAGACCAAATTCACTATCATTTTGAATGGTGATAGTCCAAGGTTCAAAGGTTCTGTCACCTGCAATCTTCAGGACTCGACCTCTGAAAGGTACTTCGATAACACCGATGTTAGAAGAAGGAAGATTTGCTGCGCGAACAGTAAACTTACCCTTTCTAACCAATGAGGTTGGGTCAGAAATATCAGAAATCCCAGCAGGGAATGCCAAGTCTACTTGGAATAGATTAGGACGAGCAAAGTCTGACCTGACATTTGCTTTAAAATCGTCAATAGTTCCTCTTTGTGCCATTGTTCTTAAGTGTCTCCGTCGTTAATATTTAGATAAATCAAAAATTTCAGGGGTCCTTGCGGACCCCAATGTTATCAGGAAGCGACTTCGTTGAATGCAACACCAGTTCTGGTTGCTACGAATGTCAGGGTGATGTAGTTGATTGTGCGGGTGGGTTTGACGAAGATTTCAGCATAGAACTCACCACGGTCAACTGCCTCAGGAGGGTTGTTGGAGGAATCACACTTAACCAGGAAGTCAGTTACACCACGACGACCTTGGACCTCACGCATGTAGGGTTCTACAATATTGAGGAACAGTGCTCTTTGTGCTTCGTCGTTCTGCTCGAACAGTTGGGACTTAGCAGCACCAACGATAACACGCTCGATTGTCAGGAACAGACGGCGGACGTTGATTCTGTCGAATGCAGAAGCAAATCCGAGTGCAGTCTTGTCACCGTAGAGTACAACACCCTGACCAGGGAAGGCAACGATGGGGTTGATGCGTGCAGCATACAGACGGTCACGTTGTGTCTTGTTAGGAGTATATGCAAGTTTAATTGCGTTTCTCAGAACACCACGTTGGAAACCAGCAGGGGAGAACCAAGGTTCTGCAACTTCGGTTGTCTGCAGGCAGAGACCAGCAATGTCACCATTGCAAGGAACGTAACGATAAACATCGTTGTACTTATCATACATGTACTTGTATCCGCTATCGAATACCATGTAAGAAGAGGAGGGAAGTTGATCGAAGAAGTCAATCAGGTTGGTAGTTGCTTGAGTGGAGCTAGCGATGCCAACAACATTTGCTCTACGAGGAGAAACAAATACGATACAATCGCGGCGCTCTTCAGCAATGTTGACCAGAGCATTGACCTTAGCAATTGCGTCTGTGTCGGATACACCAGAAGGACCAGTTAAGATGAAGTCAACAGTCTCAGACTCAGGGTCGAGTGCTAACTCATAAGAAGTAACGTAGTCAGAGTTCAGAACAGTGTAAGCATTACCACTAATCGCGTAATCAGCACCATCACTGAGACGATAGTAGTGAGTGGAGTTGTTCTTAGAACCAACGGTGGTACGACCTTCGGGATAGTTAGTAGAACCATCAGCAGAACGGAGCAGGTTGAACTGACGACCAGTTGCAGTCAGACCCCAGTTGCCATCAGCAGCACTTGCTGTTGCAGCAAAGAGTGATTCCTCATGGAAACCCCAATAGATGTACTGAGAACGTTGCTTGATTACTGTAGGATAGTAGTTGTTTTCACCAACAGAAGTCTTACCATCAGATGCTTTAGAAAGAC